GGTCTTCCTCTGTATACCATGAACCCACAATCTTCTCAGCCTCAGCACGAGTCATGCGTTGGGTTCGCATCATTTGTTCAATCTGATACTGTGCCTGCTTGGTTTTTAACGCCGCGTCAGGCAACTCCTCCAAATATGTATTATACGCTACCCAGAACTCTTTAGAAGAAGTGAACTCATCTTTCACCGGGGCTGCATCATGCAACTCCTGCAACAAATCTCCAATCAAAAACTCCTCAATTTCCTCTTCCGAATAGTCTGGGTCATCTACTGGAGACCAACGCAAATCCATCCGAATCCCGTCTTCCAGTCCTGGCACCCGCCTAGTTTGCTCAGTAGGCTGTCTTTTCAACGCCTGTGCATATAGCTTCTGAAACACCTGACGCTGCAATTCTGGGTTATCAGGATGGGCTTCCCGAAAAGCCCGCAACTCTGCCTGTTCCTCATCATTCAAGGTGACAGGCACGTACACTGTGGTTTCCCATCCCTCTTTCAACAAACGGATACCTTCTTTGTCATTCGGGTACGTGTCGATGTACGCCTCAATTCGCAACGTCAACTCGTCTTCGAGTTCCTGATTTAGCGCCTCCACATAGGCATCTTTGGCTGCGTACCTTTCGGCGCGCACTGCCTTAAGACGGAGAACGTCGCCGGGGTGTTCCCTATATGTTTCGTTAACTACCTGTTCAGTCTCAACTTTCCAAGCGCGATTATACTCATAGTACCTACCCTTGAAATCGTCTACAAGAGTATCCCAAAGTTCTGCCTCTCTACCCGCAGCCGTTTCAGCCCAAGGGTGTTGCGAAAACCTCCAAGTCGAATTGAAAATGTACTTGGGGTGTTCCACATACCACTGTTTCATAAAGTCTCTGCGTTCAGGCCCAGGAACACGGGATTGCTGTTCGATTCTCCTCTCCACACGCATCCGGTGTGCTTCAATTTCCGCATCATTTACGGGGTCCAAATAAAGACCCGTCATGTTACCCATCACTGTGGTGAATAACTGCTTGCGCACCATCCGACGAGTGGCAACCATCTCCATTTCATCCAGGAATACCGCCTGTTCCACAGGAGTAAGCGCCGAGATGAGACGAATCTGGTCAGCCTGTGACATCTCAAAGATGGGCTGGATATTCTTCCGCAACATTTCAATTGTTGCCGGGTCTACCGTTCGTAGCAACTGCTCCGCTTCCAGCGGGTCCATCTCAACCAACGCGGCGACTGCTGGGTCCGGCATCGCATCATTGACGGCTTCAATCTCGCGCCCTAGCGCCCACTCTTCCATCATGTCCGGTGTTAATTGGTCCCACCTAAGCGGGGTATCTCCGAACACCGCATTCCATACCTGAGACGAGTGTTCCCGGATAAACTTGTCTACATCATACCCCTTCTCATATCCGGTCATCTCTCGTACCATCCAGTTTACAACTGGCGTCCATGTTCCGTAAGCATCTCTGGGGTACCAGTCGTCCCCCAATAACCCATACTGTCCCATAATCCATTCCAACCACGGCCAAGGGCCAAAGCCCAATTCCTTGGCTACAATGGCAAAGGCCCCAATTCTATCCCGTACATCTCCGTCTTCGGCAGTCTCTACCGCCCCTGCAATCTGCCGTTGCGAATACGCTGTCGCACCGGGTACCTGTTGGAAGAAAGAGAAGAATGACCACGGGTTGATTCTCAACTGCGTGTTATTCAGACCCAAAGCCTCCATGAAAGGGTCGGTCAAAACATTCGGGATAGGTATTGTATAGCGAAGTCTCTCCGGCAAATCCGCGTTTGCAATCGCTTGTGCTTGTCGAATACGTATCACCGACGCCATAAAGTGTGGATGGTTCCCCATCAAATCAATCCACAAAGGTATATTCCGAAGCGGGAACTTGGCAAAAGGCACCAGCTTTTCCAAAAGCATCTGCCAGTTTTGTGTTGTTTCGTAGTCAAACAGCAGCCATCGAGTCCGTTCAATCGCCATCGTCTGCGAGTCAGAAATCAATCTGCCTACACTGTCTCCCATATCTGTCAGTGCAGCCTCAAGAACCTGTCTATCTAACTCTGACATCCCAACTGTTGTGTAGGGGGCCACCCGACGAGACAGCACTTCCTTCTGTAGCGCCCTCAACTCAGCCGATGCAGGGTCCACGACACGACTCGCAGTAGCCTTAATATCGGCCATTCTCCCAGCTATCATATCCGCTGCCGCTTTGCCTGTCGTCATAACCTCTTGCGATGTAGGTACTTCATGCAGTGCTGTTTTCTTAAACCAAGTAGTGAACTCCTCTAACGCACGGTGTACCTGGTCATCCAAGTCCGGCTTAGCCTGCCTCCAAGTGTCATCTATTTGCTTTCGTGTCAGTCTAAACAACTCATCAAACTCTCGTTTGCTCAGCGCCCCTTTCTGCTGAAACACCGCCTCCCAATGTTTCGCCCGTTCTACCGCCAAATTGTTCAAAGACTCTGTGGCATCCAGGTACCTATTCAAAGCCTCTCGCGGAACCCTTTGGTCACTCCCTGCCAAAACCAACCGCGCATCGAGTTCATCCGCAATAGCGATAACCGTCTTGCGCTGGTTTTGATGAAACTCTGCCCATCGTTGAGGCCGAGTTGTTCCAAAGAAATCATCCATCAACTTGGCGTACTCAGGAGACCGCCCCCTAGCTTTTATCAACGCTTTGGCTTCGTTCCAGTGTTCTTTCAGCAACACATCATCCTGCGCCTTGAATGCCTCCTCTACCAGAGGCAGTTCATCAACTCCTTTCCACAACTCCTCCATTGAAGCATCCGCCAACCCTGAAGGCACAATGGCACTCAAGATTCCCTCTGACGTCATCGGAACATCAACTAACGAGTCTACAAATGCCCGGCGACCAGCCTCTATCATCTCATCATAATAGGCATCAAGTTCCTCACCAGCATCTTGAAAAATCCTGGTGATAGTATTTCGAGAAACGACTTGCGGACCGTCTGTACCCAACTCTACCAAACTATTCAGCCGCGTTTGAAGATTTATTCGTACCTGTTGAGGGACGTTACCCATCCCCTCAATCAGTTCATCTCCAAGATTCGGCTTGACAATCGCCATCGGAGTCTCTTCTACAAACTCACGAAGAACCGCACGAACCTTGGCGGCAGTCGGGTTTCTAATTTGGTTCAGCCGTGCTCGAACCACATCCGCCACCTCATCCGAAAGAGACACCGGAACCCCTTCAATAACCGCCTCCATCGGACGGTTACGCAAGGCTGCCCAACCATCATCCAGGCGTTCAAAGAAGTTGTGGTAATAGCTTTTCGCGTTCGCCGCACCTTCAATCCGCCCTGACAAAGAAAAGTTCCAATCCAAAGCCGCACCAATCGGCTTACCTACTATGGGCAGTTTCCGACCTATGCCCCCCATCCTCTCCGGTGCCGCAGACTCACCAAAGGTACTAAGCGCCTGGTTAGGCGCAAGCGCATGAAGATTGTCTCGGAATCTCAAATGGGAATCTGTCGAAGCATTCCAGAACTTGATTTTCCCTAACTCATCTAGCGCCTCAACCGCACGAGTATACTCTGGGGCATACTCAACATAACGTGCAGCCATATGGCGAACGCTGTTCGCTGGGTTTATCCCATCCAACAGCAACTTGATGGTATTGTCCACAGCATTGAACACATTCCAAGCAGGGCGGCCACCCAACCAGCGGTTGACAGCCGATGAACGCAAAGGCTGCATCACCGCCTGGTCCAACGGCCTTATTTTCTGGGCAATCTTATTGATACCTGGATACTTTTCAATCGACTCTTCCAGCGCACCTTTCATTGCGGTACGATAGTTCAGATTATTCGCTTTTTCCAGCGCCTCATCCCACACTTTACGCATCGCCCGCTGGCGGATAACGGTTTCTGGTATAGCTTCTGTCGTTTCCCTAGCAACTTCCTCCCGCACCACTTTCATCGCTTTACCGATGTTCTCATCGGTTACTACCCGTTTGATAGAAGATACTGTGTCATCTACATACCCGTCTAGCCCACGCAAAGCGCGGCGTTGATAGGAGGTCATCCCTCGCAAGAAATCCTCTGGAGGATTCTTCAATAGCTGTTCCGTCACATCCGCTGTCAACTCTCGCCCTGTTTGTCTAGCATAATTCTGGGTTGCTCGCAACACATCATCTGTATAACGAAGGGCATAGTTGGCCTGAGTGCGTGCTGTCAACTCCCCCATCCATCCAATAACGTTTTTGAGAACAGGCACCTTAGACGCGACCTTGCCCGCCCCCTTGAGAATACCTCCAGCAATTTTCTTGCCCCCCTTTATCACGGGGCCATATATGGCTGTATCGAGACCCGTCCAGTTTAACGGGGAACCTACCATCAGAACTGGCAACTCTACCCACCAAACAGTCGTCGCATCTCCCGCCGTCTTTGGGTCCACCCCCGCTTCAATAAGGTCCCAATACTCTTCCGACTTCTCCTTGAAAACAACATGGGACCAACGCCCACCCTTGGCGGCTTCCCAAGCATCCCGTGCATCCTGTGACCAGGGAATAGGACTCTCCCCCGTGGATTCCCCCTCAAACAGCTTTTTGTTTTTGTAGACGTGCCCCAGCACCAACCTGTTGCGTGTCTCTTCAGGCAGTCCTGCCATACGCACGTCCGCCATCTCGTCGTTCCATCGCTGCTGTGCTTCAGCCGCCCGTTTTAATTCAGCCTGATACAGGTTTGGGTCAAGCCCCGCAGACTCCAAGGACTCCCGAAGCTGTTGTTCGTAATTGCCCTGGGACAGGGCAGCAATCTCCGCGTCTCTGGCTGCTTGGCCTTTCGGATAGCCCTTACCCTCTGCCATTTCAATACCAAATAGAACAGCCGTCCGCAGCGCCTCAGCATCATACAGAAGCGGGGCAAGGTAAGTTTTACCCAACACCTTCGCCCCTGTCCAGGTCGAAGCTACGGGCTTACGCTTCAGCGCATCCAATGCCACAACACCAAAATCAGCGGCCTCTTCCCGTTTCTTCTCAGCCCAACCCCCCAAGGCTGACCAAAAAGTTTCCGGCGTCTCGCCTTTCTGAATCTCTTTTGCCGCTGCTTCTTCCCCAGACATGAACCCAAATTGGTCTATTGACCTCAGCCCGGTTTCCGCTTCCGGGCCAAAAGGACTAACCAGCAGCAAATCAGACTTCCGTCTTGCTTCTACATTCTTTTCGGCTGTCTCAGGGTATGCGTCAGAATACTCCCACCACTCCGATACATCTGGCCCAGGTTGCACCATATCCCTGGTATCTTCCCAGATGTCCATCCACTTCTTCCAGATTTCATCTGGAGTCAGTCTCGGTGAAGTTTGTGGCGATACAAGACCTATTCTCTCAGAAGGTTGAAGTTCAGATGCCGTAGGCGGCATCCCCCCACCTGTAGACACACGCGGAGGAGTAACTGTAACCTCCTCTTCTTTTGTTGTTCCTTTAGGAATCGCCATTCACTACCTCTATGTATACCGTGGGTTCACTAACTGACCAATATCAACCGTATACCACTGGTCGGTACTTGGATTAAACCGCAGAGACGCGAGTAGCTGTTGCGCCTCAAAATCCGCCTGCGGAATCGCATTGATAACCTTTTGCCATTGCGAAGTTTGCGTCTCTCCCGCAGCAAACTCGACACCCAGCAGTTCCTTGATTCGTTTCATCACATCCGTTGTTGTTCGGTACCCCGGCAAAGGAGGCAAGTTTGCTTCCTGTTTCGGCCTATCCCCCGCGTCTTCCCGCTGCGCCCACTGCGCACCCTCACCTACCGCAGCGGCAGCGGCCTCCGCTTCCGCGTCGAACATAAACGGATTAGGCACCGCCCGAACCAGGCGGTTCTCCTCAACCAACTCTCTCAACCAACCGCCCCATGCCCGTAGCAAAGGCTGCAACGTATCTGCGTTTGGCCACCAGGCCAGTTCGCCTAGCATCTCGACTGGCGGTGTAGTAGGACCTCCGCCACCTCCGCCACCTCCGCCACCTCCGCCACCACCACCCGTAGTGCCTTCAGTCTCACGAGGAACTTGGGCGGCAGGCGGCTGGCCGGTACCTCCCTGTACAGGTTCCAATGACCAGAAGAAGTGCGCCTCCCCTGTTGGGTAACGAGACTCACTAGGCACCCACTGATACCCATCAGGCGGCGTGCCTGGGGCTTCCGTTGGGTCCTGTCGAGGGGACCACCAATCATGCGGGTCCCTCCACTGACTCTCCGGTACAACAACCTGGCCCGATGGCGGTGTCGCTGGGGCCTCACTATATTGAGGACCCCAAGGCAAAGGTTCAAGTTCAGGTACAGGCACCCTCTCAGAAGGTTGAACCTCAGATGCCGTAGGCGGCATCGCATACGGTGAACTACTGGGCATCACATACGCCGGGGGCGGCGTAGGTTCTTTGAGTCTTAGTGGTAACGCTTGTGGCTCCGGGGTCGGTGTACGTGTCGGAACTACAGGCGGCGGCGTGCCAGCTTTTCGCGGCTTTGATGCAGACGGCGGCGACGGTGTAGGCGTCGGCGTAGGTCTACTTACTGGCGCATAAGCTGGCGCTGAAGGCGGAGACACCGAAGTAGGCGGCGACGGCCTAGGGTCCAACACAGACTCCCAGGCATTCACCCCCGAAGGGTTGATGTCCGCCTGCCTCTGTTCTGCCTGTCTCAATTCAAACATCGAAGGCATTACGCACCCCTCCGTGCCAATCGCATCATGGCCTCTGTAAACCGCTGCACCTCACCTGGGCCACGCGCCTGGGATAGTGTCTCAAAATCCGCTTCACTCATAGCCAGAAATCGGTCAAGCTGTTCCCGACTCGACAGCCTACGACGCTGGGCGGGAGTCATTGCACTCCCCACTTGACCAGACACCCGCCCTAGCGCGTTCTTCATAGTATTCTGTGCGCGAGCAATCGCACTATTTACAATAGGCATTATTCTACCTTCTCCTCAATCAACCGATTGATTTCTCCTGTAGGAGAGATATTCTCTGCCATCTCAGCTAGACGCTGTTGCATCCCCGGCTGTGTATTCCCGCCCGGCATCATAGGTGTTCGAGTAGCCAGCGTGCCCCCAGGCATCGCTACCTCTTCCTCCCCATAACCCCCTCTAGGATTCTCTTGCTTGGGCAGGTAATGCAGTTGAATGCCTTGCGCGGCAGCAGCCGCCAATGCCTGCATCATTCCTGGGTCATTCATAATGCCCTCAGCAATAATCAACTCTTCCTCATCAATCAAAGACGGACTGACCAAATCATGCAGCGACCGTTGCGCAACATCTCGCGCCGTCCTACGACTGATAATGTTAAGCTGTACTAGCGTACCCAGCATATTCACAGTATTTGCATCATCCGTAGGCAGAGATGCCGACAGTTCCGCCTTATTTCGGTAGTACCCCTTTATCTGTTCCGCTGTGATTTGAATATCAAATCCCTGACCCGATACACCACGTCCCCACAAATACAACGGCTTCCGCAGTTTCTTTTCTAGTAGCATTAGAATCTTGCGATTCAACTCTTCCAACGCAGTTTCAATTTCCTTCTGCCGGAAAGCAATTTTCATCAATGTAGGGTTACGCAGAAGCGACATCGCAATACCAGAAACCGCACCCACATAAAGGCCCTGCAAGACGCGAGGCAACCCAGAAGTCTCGATGTACTCAGACGCTTGGGCAATCATCGTATCAATTTGCGGCATCGGACCAGGATGCACCAAGTAGTTTGCCTTTTCTCCAGGCCGCAACCGCAAGTGCATTCCTCTTTCCATCCGCACTGGTTCAAAGTCGGGGCCTAGTTCAGTCTCCGTCACCAGCGGAGGGTCCTGCCACCTGGACAACATGGTGGCCTTAGCACTCACCATCCGGTCCATAAACCCAATCAACTCCTCCATCACATAGAGGATGCTTACACCCATCCGCTCACCAGGCATATTGAAAGGCAGGCGGTTCGGCATGAAAATCTGCCAAGGCAAAAACCCATACCCATGAGGAGTAGGAGGCTTCAGCCAACGCACCTCATCAATCGTCGTTTTGCCTATACCGTCTCCTTGAGTTTTGTATGACAAGGCAATCGCATTTACCTTCTCGTCCCAATAATCAATGAACGTTACTTCATCTGTATCTTTCAACCCATCAAAAGCAGCCTTACGCTGCCTAACTTCCTTTGTTCTCCCATCCGCCGAACTGTCTGGATACCACTCGTCCCGAACTTGCCCTACCAACCTAGGATAAGCGTGAATCACATACTTCCATTCCCCTGGCCTAGAACCGGGCAAAGCATACACATTGTAGGGGTCCTGACTTGTAACTACAATAGGAGACTCCCCCTCTTCGGCGTTCTTATCCCAGGCAATTTGAAGCACTCCCCAACCATCCACCAGGCCATGCCAAGTCGCATCTCGCAACCTCTCATATATCCCAGCCCTATCCCAGATGGCCAACAGCGCCCGTTCATTATGTTCGGCGTGAACCAAATCAACACCCTTCGACGTGGATGTAGGGACTGATATTGAAGGAGACTTAGCCAACAAAAGTTCCCTGTACCCCTCTACCACATTCTGAGGAATGGGGAGTACCAGCCTCTCCTCATCGGGTTCCGGCTCAATGAACTGTCCGTTAGCGTCCTTCCAAATCTGCTCAGGACGCATGAAATATAGTTCCCGCCAACTCAACATATTCGTATTACGCTGGGCGTAAAACGTTTCCAAGTCTTTCAGTCGGCGTTGCAGTTCGTCTATAGACTCTAATGCCATCATCCTCTCCTAAAGCGACTGACCACCGCCCTGGCCACTCCTGCCCTGGCTTCCTGTCGCTTTTGTCGTATTTCATTGCGAGAGACTACAGCAGGTTGTTTCCCTCGGCCATAATACCCAAACTTATTCACCACCAAATAGATGACTGCTTTGGTCAAGTGGTTCCACGCATCTTTAGGATTCGATTTACGCGGGTCATCTGTCTGCAACCCTGCTAAACTAGGCTGTGGGTAAGACCACCTTCGCATCTCCAGATTCCAAAACGTGCAACGTGGGTGAACAAATATACTGCCTGTATCCAGGAAATGTTGCAGAGTTTGGATGCCAGGCTGCACATTAACTTTTTGTCCCATCAAATGTAAAGCACGAATGTGCTCATCATCTCTGGCTAAATGCTGCCAAACCCTCTCCTGTTCCTTGGCAGTCACATCAATCGCCCCTTGCATAGGGTCCCAATGAGGCCAAGGCCATCGGGCTACATTCTCCCACCACTCCCTCTGTTGACAGGCGGTGAAAACTTCGTGTGTTGTTACTGTTGTTTGAAAGTATACCTCGTCGATAACGCACAGCGAATATCCGTGGGTTAACTCATTATCCCGCCCAGCATCCTCAAACTTCTTGAACTGTACCGCTGCTACAGCGTACACCCCACCGGGGTCTACAGCCAAATAAACAGGCAGCGTCGGGTCAAAAGATGCACGGGCTGCATCAACATGCTTCGTGAGTGACCAAGACGGGAACACCATATATGGACTTTCCGCCCGCTTCGCTTGGTACCGCGCCGCGAAGATTTCCGGCGGCGTCCTGTTCTTCTGTTGTAAAAGCCACTCATGGTCAATATTCCAAACTACCACCTGTTCCCCTGGACGCAGAGGCCACTCTGCCTCCGGGTTGTCCCTAACAATCCTACTCCAGTTAACGTGGTAGGCTTCCCCCAAAGCCTCGGGAGTCTCCCCCCCGTGGGCGAAATAAATGTGATAGTTGTCTTCTGTGGGGTGTTCCCATGAAGCAATACCCAAAGGATTCTCAGTCTGTCCGATTTCAAAATACTCCTCGAACCACTCCCCCTGCGTCAACTCAAACGTGCCTATAGACAACACCCAACCACCATAGTCCACCAGCCGGGGGACAATGCGGGTGTCGTAAAGAATGAAAGGCAATAGCGCCGCCTCATCAATGATGCACCAGTCCAGAGGAATCGCGTGCATCGAATCGGGGGAGTCCGCCGACTTCAACTGAAACCATGAACCCAATCCTGTAACGAACGTGTGTGTCTTAACGCTGTAACTGAACTGCCACGGCTTCAAATCCGTAGACCGCGTGGCTAACTCCATCCCTGCACGTTCAATCAGGATGTCCTCTACCTTACGCCGGAACTCCTCCGCCAAATCATAGTTGGCACTTACCACCCAGCCGCACGTATTCATCCAGAACAGGTAGGGAACGACCTCCATCATTCCCCCATAGGTCTTACCACTCCGGTTGCCCCCAACCAGGATTCTGTGTGTCGCCCTAGACCGATGCATCCTCTCCACAGTAGGTAAGGGAATATAGCCGAGTCTCTGGTATATTTCCTCTTTAGTGATAGGTTCATATCCCAGATACCGACTACATTCTTCATAATAGGCATCCCGTTCATACGGGATATGACCAAGGCCCTGTAGGCCCCCACGTCCCGGCACTACCCTTCTTTCCTAAAACCAATACGTGCCATATCGACTCCCACCTTCAGCAAAATACAGACCGCCCAATTCCCAAACTGCCCCCAAAATGATACTCAAAATTAAAACCCACCATATGAATCTAAGAGAGAGTCTGATAGCTTTCATGTTTTTCCCTTTCTAAAAAGGGCCTCCGCCATCATTCCCGCCCACGCATAGCGTAGACAGTCCGGCAACTAGCATGTTAGAGGCCCCTTTTCTTTTCTACCCCGCCTTCCTAGCTTTTCCCACCCGCTTCAGACGGCACCCATGCCGGAAGGAGGGACGGCACCATTTGCACCCGAGAGGTTGATTCAGGTCTTGCTACGCCGTCTACCCGTTAACTCAATTACGAGAGGGTCTGCACGAACCACTGACAGTAACAGACAGATTTTCTCCACATTCCCACCCAAACATACCGACGATACCCACCTGGTAATTGGCATAGCTGCCATAAGCACAACCTGTAACCAGATAGGCACTCACTTGAGGCCCACCATACGGTTTAGCGTACACATACAACTGTTCCGCTGGAAACAGCGTAATGGTGCGATACAGGTACCCATGTTCCTCCACGTAGCCAGAAGCACGAAGGATACCCATTTCATTACGAAACTCCACATAGGTGCCTGGGAGATAGCCCCAGTTACAGGTCACAGACCTAAACTGGATATACGCAGTCGCGCCCGATGTAGACGCGCTCACAGGCGCAGCACCGATGCCCATCACCAACACGGCCAACAGAACGAACAGAACAACAATCTTTCGCATTTACTTACCTCCGTTTCTTACTCTTGACAATCTTGCTACCATACTTCTTCGTCCACTTGCGCGCCAATTTGGGGTGCTTGGCCCACATATACCTACGCTGCTCCACACTACGAAATGGCATTAACGCGGCACCTTTCTGCCCCAAGGTAAAACCTTGGTTTCTACATGCTTACCTGCTGTACGCTGTATTTCAGCAAGCAATTCCGCCTCTTCCCGAGAGGGAAGGGCATCTGAACGGGAACGGTCCCTTGACCCATCTGACCGCTTCTCGGTTCGTTCCACAAAATACTTTTGTGCCATAGTTCTCCTTTCAAGCAAGGGACCCCACTACCTTGCCAACCCCCTCATCCTGGAACCTGCCCGACTTCCCGGAGTGATTACCGGGGGCGGACCACAGATATAACCAGGCCGCTCACCAAGCATCCCGCTGTTTTACTTTGTCTCTTCCTCGTCCTCGACATCCCTACGCCGCATATCTGCATCGCGCCGGTGCTTCCTGTCCTCAGCACACTCTACAGAGTTCCGCTCAGGATTATAGATGAAGTCAAACACCTGTTCATCCAGGAACTCGTAGATTCTCTGAGGCGTGATTGAGAAACCAATGTGCGTGATGGCATCCCCAAACCCCGCCACACTGATTCGCGCCGGAATCCCGATGTACTCCCCTGTCTCCTCAAGAAAAGTCGCCCCACCTGAGTTTCCAAAAATACTGGGGGCAGACACCTGCATATAGTCCTTATTCTCGATGTCATACCCGAATGCACTCAGATAACCAAAGGTGATGACTGGCTTGGCCCCTAGGCCGCAACCCACATTCCACACGCCCTGAAACGAAACCAGGTGCTTGGCGTCTTCCTTAGAAATGACGCTGGCGGTGTAGGCATACGCATAAGGTGCCTGCACCTTCAACAACGCCAAATCCTGTTCCTTGTCATACGCTACGATGTCGGCCTGAAGACCGGAGAAACCGACTGTACGGGACATGTAGGCGAAAGTAAACACCTCAACAGTCGGCTGCCCCAAAATGTCTTTCTTCACCTCACGCCGCAAAAGGCTGTCCCACCTCTTCTCTACAGAGATGAGATTGTCCACCACATGCTCATTCGTGAGTACATACCAGTCGTATTGTCCTTCACTCTCTGGGGTCTTCTCTACGAACAGCACTGTACCCGAACCCAGGGCCTTGGGAGTGCGGATTCGCACTACTGGGTAAAGGCATTTCTCGTGTCTCGCTTGCAAATTAAGCATGTTGCCCTCCTTATTCACTAGCACTATGGTCTGTCTCCAAATGCGTCTTCAATAACGCCGCTGTCTCGAATGTGGCACCGCAGCCATAACATCTGAAACCAAACCGATATAGAGTAGGGTATTCCTCTGCGAACCCCTCTTGACCGCCACGGTCTCCTGTGTCTTCCCAACTGTCCGCGTCCGCACTATGGCTTGCATTCATGTGCTCAATCCAGGCCGATGGGTCTCTGGGAATCCTCGCCCCACAAAACGGACAGGCTACTGTGACCCTACGATTATTATAATCACGAACGTAAACTGTCACTTACCTACCCCCTATCTAAGACACAGAAATCTATGCTGCAAAAATGGACACTGATAACCCATATTCGCAATAACCGTTACCCCGCCCGTCAAACGGATGTCTGTCTCACACGTTACATCCTTTGACCATTGAAGTGTGGGGCAGCCAGGGTACGTCAGGCGAAATGTCAGGCGCTCCCCTGTCTGCGCATAAAATGTGCCCTGCAAGTTCATGTATTGCCAATACCAGTGAGGAGTAGTATACGTCTCAAAAATCCTTTGTCCGTACCTGTTGAACACCTGGAACCTTGCCCCGTTCAGCGTAGTATGTTCACACCCTCGCGAGACATACCCTGTAATAGTAAACCGGTGGTTCCCAGCCTGTGCTGAAACAGGAATAATGGACACGCCAACCAATAACGCAATAAACGTAATAGTCAGAAGTACCCTACGCATCCTCATCATCACCTCCTTCTAACTCCGTGTACGGCACATCAATCACATCCTTCAGATTTACCCCTCGCTTGTCCGCCTCCGCCTGAATCTGCGGTCCCATCAGATTCATAATCGCTATGAACACCTTGTTTTGCGCCGCTGTTGGCATTGCATCCGCCGCACTGAATCCCAATACCTGATACAGCATTTTAGTTGCTGTCAGCCTGTCGGACTCCCTCTCCGCGTAGAGGGATAACCGAATATTCTCTTCGACCACCTTGGGGAGATAGTATGCAATCGAGTCTATCTGCCCTTTGATAATGTCCTGGCGGGTCTCCTCCGGTATTGCCAACTGTACTCTTGGGTCTGGAACCACTGTCGTTGCCAACTCATACGCTTCTGCGAATCGCGCATCCTTCTTCCACTTCCACACAGCCTGTCGTGTCACCCCTACTTGCTCGACGGCTTCTGCATCTGTGGACACTGTTTTACGCGAGTTAAGAAATTGAACCTGCTGTTCCGTTAGGTCAGCACATATCAACTCGTATTCTTTATTCAGTTCCTCAGTTGTTTGCATGTATTACTCCTTCCTCATTAGGTTCAGCATCTAACATAGCTCTTTTTCCCGTTTCGCACGCAATTCTACTAAACTCCATTCCATCTCGCCATAAGGCGTTTTCATACGCAAACCTACACCCCTCTCCAGCGCACCTCGCTGTTCCGCCCTGATATAGCACTCGGCGCACAAATCGTCTTTCCCTGCACCCTCAGTTGGGTGATATGTCCGCCCGCACTCAGGGCATTCAGGAAACGCTACATACTCCTCAACGGGCACCTTGGTGGAGATGAGTTTCTCGGACTCACGGTCCCAAACATACACATCACCATACGCCCCCACGACATCTCCCTTGATTTGTTTCACCTTATACTCCCTGATGTCATA